GGTGTAAAATTCACACCTGAAGAAAAGGAATTCGTCAATCGTGCAGAGCGCACTGAAACAGTTGAAGAAGTAATTTCTCTTGCACAAGAAATTTATGCATACTCTAAACAACAGGCTGAAGAGCGTGCAAAGAAAGCCAAAGCAGAAAACCCACAAGACATCGAAGACGAAGATGATGAGGACTTAGATGATCCAATGTTTGGTGACTTTGACATCGATGGCGATGATGACTTCCAAGAACAAGAAGCAGATGATCAAGATGATCTAAAGCCAATGAAGAGTAAGAAACAACCTAAGGTTGAGAATGATGACAAGTCTGCAGAAGACTATGAGAAAGACTTAAACTCTAAGACTGATCGTAACTTCCAAAACAAACTTGATGACTTGGCTGACGATTCAACTGAATACCACTACTGGAAATTTGACCAACAGTTCAGAGAAGATCCAGTGATTGGTTACAAACGAATTCTCAATGAAACCTTTACACCTGAAATTTGGGACAAGGACAATGAGAAACAAGACTGGACTACTCGCTACATGAGTGAAGAAGAAAAGAAAAAGTATTTCGAATCTTTACAGAAAGACTTTGACTTGTTCAAACAAGAATCTGCTCGCACTGTAAACTATCTCGTAAAAGAATTCGAGATGAAGAAATCTGCTCAGATGTACAAACGTGCTTCAATCTCTAAGATTGGTTCGTTGGATATGCGTAAAGTATATGCATACAAACTGAAAGACGATTTGTTCCGTCGTGTTACAACTGTTCCACAAGGTAAGAATCATGGTATGATTATGCTTGTGGACTGGTCTGGTTCAATGAACGAAGTGTTGCGTGATACACTGAAACAAGTTATTAATCTCGCTATGTTCTGTAATCGTGTTCAGATTCCATATCGTGTGTTTGCATTTACTACTGGTTACACAGAGCGTGTTAAGTATGGTTCAGAGAACTACCAAGAATGGGCTGAGAAACAACAAGCATTAAACCGAATGAAATCAGAGCGTGAAGGTAATTGGTTGAATACTGCTGACAACTTCCACCTGTTGGAATTGTTTAGCAACAAAATGACTACCAGCGAATTCAATTCAATGGCAAAGCGTACTCTGGATCATCGTTTCCAATGGAATGAGGGTTATGGTACTTCTGGTACTCCGTTGAACGAAGCATTGGCATGGTGTTATAGTAACATTGGTGAATACATCAAGAACAATAACATTGAGAAAATGACTTTCATTACTCTGTCCGATGGTGAGGGTGGTGCTTTGTATGCTCATGGTCGTGGTCGTTTGGAAGATTCTCGTACTGAAGTGATTGATGGTCAGTACAAACGAATCAAACAGCGTCACTTTATGAAAGACGAAGTTACTCAAAAGACGTATGAGTTGCAACGTATGAGTGCAAACCAAACTGAAACAATCTTGCGAATGATCAAAGATCGTTACAATATTGCAGTGGTCGGTTTCCATATCTGTCGCAATCATCGTCGTGATTTGCATAGTGTAATCAATGCAAACATTCCTAACTACAATGGTAATGTAGATTCGTTGATTGAGTCTTGGAGAAAAGACTTCCGCACAAACAACTTTGCATCTGTGAAGAACACTGGACGTGATGATTTGTTCATTATTCCACAAACTTCCACTAAGATTGTAGAGGGTGACTTAGAAGTGAATGGTGATGCAAATGCAAAAGCAATTGCAAAGAACTTTGGTAAGTACTTAAATGTAAAGAAAACTAGCAGAATCTTGCTAAACCGATTCGTAGCCCTTGTAGCATAAGGGTTGCGAGGGACTTGACATTTATTGTTACTTGATGTATAATAACTTATGTTTTATTGATTGTGAAATTTATTATGGAGAATGTGATGGCAAAAACTGATACCCAGTTCCGTGAAGTATTTGAAACCAAACTGATGGAAATGTATCCAGACGTACTTGCAACTGGTCAGGTTAGCCGACCAGAGTTGATGGATGTCATGGGTGCATTGAACACAGAGAAATTCCCACTGTGGCTTATGAAGAATAAAGTTGGTCGTGGTCTGTACGCTATTGAAGGTGGAACAGCAGTCGTTGGAAACACAGCGTTGAAAGCACCAGCAAAACAAGAATCGTTTATGGTAGACTACACTGATACAAAAGCACTAATTCCACCTAAAGATAACAACTATGTTCCATTCGGTAATCACACCGACTTGGAAAACATTATCAAGTCTGGAATCTTTTATCCCTCTTATATTTCTGGTCCAACTGGGAATGGCAAGTCCACGATGGTTGAACAGATTTGTGCAAAACACAAGAAGCCACTCATTCGTGTAAACTTGAACATGATGACTGACGAAGAACAACTCATCGGTTCAAAGACTTTGATCGAGGGTAACGTGGAGGTAGTCGAGGGTCCAGTTCTTATTGCGATGCGCACTGGTACGACTCTGTTGCTTGACGAAATTGATGCTGGTTCCGCTAACACTCTATTATGTTTGCAACCAATTCTTGAGGGTAAACCATACTACTTCAAACTCAAGAATGAGATGATTGTTCCTGCAGCTGGTTTTAATATTATCGCCACTGCAAACACTAAAGGTAAAGGTAGCGATGATGGTCGTTACATCGGTACTAACGTGCTAAACGAAGCATTCTTGGAGCGATTCGCTGTTACATTCGAACAGGAATATCCTAATGCTAAGGTAGAAGTTAAGATTGTAAAGAATCTCATGGAAACTTATTCATGTCTCAATGAAGAGTTTGCAGAGACACTCGTGAAGTGGGCTGATGCAATTCGTCGCACTTTCGAGGATGGTGGAGTGGATGAAACTATCACTACTCGTCGTATGATTCATATTGTTCGTGCATTTGCGATCTTTAAGAATCAAGAGAAAGCAGTACAGTTATGTTGCAATCGTTTCGATGCTGCAACCAAGGCTGCATTCGTGGACTTATACGATAAAGTGGCTAACCCTCAACCAGAGCCTGTGGTCGCAGAATCCCCTGCAACTCCTGCTCCTAGCGATGAAGTTCCCTTCTAAGCCTGTATCCTACAGGGTCGAGAATCCCCTCAATCCTGTAGGGTTATTGCAAAAAGAACTTGTCTTTAATTATAACTTGGTGTATAATAATTACTCTTGAAACTTGAAAAGGAAATATATTATGTTGAAATTTGCTAACCTTACTTTGTCCCAAAAACGATTTGTTGTGGCTGTTCTTGAGTCCAACAAACAGTACAAGAAAGATCCTCAAATTACTTTGAAGGAATGTGCTGCAATTTATTACGCCATCCGTGATACACGCACTGGTGCAAAGAATGAAAAGATCGGTTATCCTAACTGGTTGTTTAACAAGAACAAAATCGAGCGTGGTGTTTATCAGTTGCCAGTTCCTACTGACGCTGAATTGTCTGCTTATACTAAAGAGTTGGCTGACAAATTGACTGCACCAGTTGCTAAAGCAAAAGCCAAAGTTGCTAAACTTGCGAAGGCTAAGACTGTTAAAGTAAAGACTGCAAAAGCACCTGCTGTTGCCAAAGAAGAAAAATTGGAGAAGTCACGACTCCAAGCCATCGTTGATGACTCTATGGAATTCGATAACGAAACCGAAGACTTCAACGCAATCCTCCGTGAGAATGGCATCACAGTATAATCTAAATTAGTTTTCCCTGCTGTCTTGGGTATTGCCATCGCCCAAGACGGCTTTTTTCATTATGATGGTTTTAATTATGGAGATATTATGTCTAAACAAGAATTGCTATTGACGCATCTACAAAAAGGTAAAGAATTCACTGCAAAGCAGATTCGTTCTTCTTTCGGTATTCAACACCCAGCATCTGCTATCCGCAATTTGCGTGAGCAAGGTTACTGCGTATACGCAAACACTGCTACTGTAAACGGCAGTGATGTTGCTAAGTACCGCATCGGCAAACCAACTCGCAAGATGGTTGCTATTGCCAATGCTGTTGCTGGCGCACAATTGTTTGCTACTGCTTAATTAGTGAACTATCAATGGGTATTCTTCGGAGTACCCATTTGTGGTTTCATTGGAGAGACATATGGCAACTAAAAAAGATATAGTAAAAGCGAGCCAAACAGCTACGACTGGTGGTCGCAAATTTGATGGTGGTAAACTTCAGTATGGTTTAGTCCCACCACTAGCATTAAAAGCAACTGTAGAAATTCTAACATTTGGTGCAGAGAAATATGAACCAGATAATTGGAAGGTAGTTCCTGACTCAAAACGCAGATACTTTGACGCAATGCAAAGACATCTTTGGGCATGGAAAGAGGGAGAACAAAACGATCCCGAAACTGGTAAGAATCATTTGGCACATGCAATGTGTTGCTTAATGTTTTTGTACGAGCATGATGTGAAATACTCTAAGGAATAATTATGGCTAAACTTGTGAAAGTAAATGAGGACTTTTCTTTACGATATAATTCTCGTGAAGATCAGACTGGTGATACTGTTTTAGATTTAAATATTGATTTTAGCAATCCAAAAGAGCAGAGTACTGTAGCCACTCGATTGAACACATGGTTGGTTGCAATTGGTTACATGGACTTAGAAGTTGTTGTGAAGGAAAAGAAATAATGTTGTTTGGTATTAATCCTATTACTCATTCAGATCTCAAAGTAAAACTTGAGGATTTGAAAAAAGAAAACGAGAAACTAACATTTGCTAATGACGCATACCGAAAGCGTCTTGTTGGTGAAATGGAAAATGCTTCATTCGCTATTGACTGGGATGCTATGAAAGTATTCTCAATTGAACGTGTTTGGGATAATGGTCTTCCAAAAACAATCCTTGGACATATCCTCTCTGAACCAGTAGTAACTACTGAGGGTGAGGGTGCACAGCGAGTTACATATAAAGATATCGTTCGTGAATGGACTTTATACTGTTCTGCAGAAAAACATGAACAGTTGGTCAAAGAATTTATTGAGTGGAAAAATAAAAAAATAAATTTGTCAAATTCCTCGTTTTGAGGTATAATGTTTTATACATAGTAATGTACATTTTGAAAAGGAAACCCTATGAAATTAAGTAAAGAAACAGTATCGCTTTTTAAGAACTTTGCAGGTATTAATACCAATTTGTTATTGAAGCAAGGTAATAAAATCGCAACGATCTCTGGTCAGAAAAACGTAATGGCTGATGCTAGCGTGACTGAAACATTCCCTGACTTTGCCATCTACGATCTCAATGAGTTCTTGGGTGCGATGTCTTTGTTTGACGATCCTGAATTGGACTTCCAAGACAAGTATGTTTCTATCAAACAAGGTAGCATGAATATCAAATTCTTTGCAGCCGACGCATCTGTTTTGACTGCTCCGCAAAAAGCAATCACATTCCCAGATGCTGAGATTAACTTCTCTCTGTCTTCAGCGATGTTGAATATGATTCATAAGACTGCTTCTGTTCTCCGTGCAGCTGACGTATCAATCGTTGGTGATGGTTCAAAGATTACTGCCATCGTTGGAGATAAGAAGAATGCATCAGGAAACTCTTTCAGCGAACCAGTTGGTGATACTGATAAGACTTTCAAAGTAAACTTGAAAGTAGAAAATCTAAAAATGCTTCCAGGTGATTACAATGTTAGTATCTCTAGCAAGAAAATCTCTCGATTCAAAGCACCGAACTCCGATTTAGTTTATTACGTAGCAGTTGAAGCAGATTCTACATTTGATTTTTGATTTTAAGAGGGGTATAATTATCCCTCTTTCTTTATTATGGAGTTATTATGATTGATAGTCGTGAAGAGCAGTTCCTGTGGGTTGAGAAATATCGTCCACAGAAGATTGATGATTGTGTTCTTCCAGAAAGTTTGAAGAAGACATTTAAAGAATATATCGCACAAGGTGAACTACCCTCATTCCTGTTCACAGGAACAGCAGGTGTAGGTAAAACTACTGTAGCCAAAGCACTGTGTAACGAGATCGGTGCTGAGTATATTATGATTAACGGATCTGACGAAGGTCGTTCCATTGATATCCTCCGAACTACAATTCGTGGTTTTGCATCTACCGTGTCACTAACAGACTCAAAGAAAGTAGTTATCATTGACGAAGCGGATTATATGAATCCTCAATCCGTCCAGCCAGCGTTACGTTCCTTCATTGAAGAGTTTTCCGCTAATTGTCGTTTCATCTTCACTTGTAACTTTAAGAATCGTATCATTGAACCGCTCCACAGTCGTTGTGCTGTAGTCGAATTCAAGATTGATAACAAAGAGAAACAAGAGATTGCAGCCACATTCTTTAAGCGTGCAACTAGCATCCTTAAACAAGAAGAGATCGAATTCGATCCTAAGGTTGTAGCCGAACTAATTACAAAGCACTTCCCTGACTATCGTAGGATTCTAAATGAACTCCAACGATATTCTGTATCAGGTAAGATTGACTCAGGTATTCTAGTCAATATGTCTCAGGAATCTTTTAAAGAGTTGGTTAAACTTTTGAAAGATAAAAACTTTACTGAGGTTCGTAAATGGGTTGCTAAACAATCTGACATGGACACAACTACATTGTTCCGTGAATTATATGACCAAGCCACAAGCAATATGGCTGAAGGTAGCATTCCTCAATTGGTATTAACACTAGCCGATTATCAGTATAAAGCAGCATTTGTTGCTGACCATGAACTAAATATTATGGCAGCACTTACTGAAATTATGGCTAACTGCAAATTCAAATGAGGCTAACATGGAATTTATCGTACTTGCTATTTTAGTAGTATTCATTTACCTATGTGGTGCAGTCCATGGTTGGAATCTGCGTGAGAGATTTGCAAAGCGCATGCTTGGTATGCTTGTCAAACAAGTTGAAGAACATGAGCAAGAAGCTGAGAATCTAACTCATATCATTATTGAAAAACATAACGATACATTTTTCGTATATGATAGAGATACAAAGACTTTTATGGCACAAGGTACTACTAAAGATGAAGTTGAAGAAGTCTTAAAGAAAAGATTCCCTGATAAAAGATTTGCATGTTCAGAGAAAATCCTCCACGAGATGGGTTTTCTATCATGACTCCATTTGACTTTATTAATGCAATTAACCTAACTAAGAAGGATTTGTTTGCAGAAGATCCACAAGCCAAGAGCGATTATGTTCCGTTTGTGGTGAATCGAGGGTTATCGTATTTTCCCGATACGGTTTTGTATGCTAACGAGATGAATAGAAACTCATCTATTCCTCAAGATTGGCAGTTTTCTTTTTTACTAAATAGTATATCTAAGAAGAAGAGATTCTCTAAGTGGCACAAAAAAGACGCTACGACTGAGGATTTCCGACTCGTTAAAGAATACTTTGGTTATTCCGATTCCAAGACACAAGAAGCGTTGAGTATCTTGTCGGCTGACCAGTTGGTAATGATAAAAGAAAAATTATACAAAGGTGGAAAATAATGACTGTCGAAATGATATATTACGACTGGACTCCAGAGTCGATGCTTGAAGTGACTTTACCTGAACCTGATAACTTTTTAAAGGTTCGTGAGACACTGACCCGAATCGGGATCGCTTCCAGAAAAGAAAACAAGTTGTATCAATCTTGCCATATCTTGCATAAGCAAGGTAGATACTTCATTGTACACTTCAAAGAATTGTTCGCTCTTGATGGTAAAGAAAGTAACATCACGAGTGGCGATATCGAGAGACGAAATGCTATTGCTGCACTGCTTCAGGATTGGGATCTACTTAAGATTCTAAATGCCACACAAGCAGATCAGAAGGCATCTCTATCTCAAATTAAGGTGGTCTCTTATAAAGAAAAAGACCAGTGGGAATTAGTTCCAAAATACAACATAGGAAAAAAAGCAAAATGATCAAACTTGAATTGACAATCGAAGAAACAAATACTATTCTACGCTCTTTGGGTCAACACCCATTCCAAGAGATCGCTAATTTAATCGGTAAGATTAAATCTCAAGGCGATCCACAAGTTGCAGAGTTAGAAAAACAACTAGCTGCAACTAAAGAAGCAGAAGCACCTGCTGCGTAATATATAAATAGTAAGCATCCCTCGGGATGGGAACTGGTTTGATGGAAGTACCAGCCCAAGAAACACCATCAAGAATTCACCTTAGGACCACTAAGTTACGAATCGCTTAAAGCTGATAGTGCGTTAAGCTATCGCTGGAGTCAGTAACCAGCATTAATGATATGCCTTCGGGGTATCAATTTTAATTTAACTCGCTTAATAGGAGAAACAACATGGTAAGACAATTCATCCCCACAATTTTTGGTGAACACTTCAAAGACTTTGATAAAGTTTTTGTTGGCTTTGATGAGCAATTCTCAAAGATGCAAGCATTGCATGACGACCTCACTAAGAATATCCCTAACTATCCTCCATTCAATGTTCGCAAGAACGGTAATACATACACGATTGAAATCGCTGTAGCAGGTTTCGCACAAAACGAAATCGACATTACTATCGATGGTGGTAAATTAGTAGTTAAGGGTAACTCTGAATCTGTAGATCCAGAGGGTACTGATTACTTGTTCAAAGGTATTGCTACTCGTGCGTTCACTCGTGCATGGGCTATCGGTGACCAGTATGAAGTTAAGGATGCTGAACTCTTCAATGGTGTTCTAAAGATCGCTCTTGATCAATTAGTGCCAGAAGAGAAGAAGCCAAAGAAAGTTCCAGTAAAGTCTGGTAAGGGTAAACAATATTTAACTGAGGAAGATCTATGAGACTAATCAAATCCTTAAAGGGATTTGTTATGTCAATGATTGAAGCCCTAGTTGAAGCACGTAAAGCCAGAGCAGAAGCAATCACAAGGGGGATCGGAAGATGAAAACGATCCTCGAAAAATTGTCTGCTATGTTTAAGAATAAGTCTGCATTAGAAGAGTTTATTCTTTCAAAGCATCCTCTGACTGCTGGTGATGTTGAACATTGGACTCGTGTATTTAATCACTCTCAATACAGGGGATTATAATGCTACAATGGATTCCAATGACAGATGATGATTGGGATTGGGTAAACGGCAAAGTGCCAGCAAACCCTAACCAAAAGTAGTCGTACAAGTAGGGAGAGTTTCGGCTCTCCCTAAATACTTGTATGAAGGCAAAAATAACAAGAGACATGATATCGTTCGTCACAGTGCGACGTGGGGAATGGGTCATGAAAATTTCTGTCTACAAAACTAAACATGTATTAGTTATAGCACAGCATGCATACGATAGAGAAATAGTATTGGTTAGATATTTTGTTTCTGAAACAGATGCAGCTGACTTTATTGAACAAATTGCGAGTGAATAAATGGATAAGATTAAAGTATTTAAACTGATTAGTGGTGAAGAGATTATTGGTGAGATGTTTAGCTGGAAAGACGGATTCTATGAGTTAAAATCCCCAGCAACTATTATCATGCAACAAACTGAAAAAGGTATTGGTATGGCACTCATGGCTTATATGCCATACGCTGATGGAAATATCAATCTTTATAAGCAATGTATTGCTTCTGAGGGTGTACCATCCGATAAAATGATCAACGAATATAACCGATTATTCGGTTCAGGAATAGAGATCGCTCCAGCGTCCGCTTTAGCTGGTCTACAGATGCCCTAGTCTACAGGGCTAGCGGTTCAAAAACCTCCTTCCAAACCCTCTCTCGTAGAGGGTTTTTCACATTCCAGACCCTGTATCTACTCCGTCTCCTAATCCCCTCAAGTCTGTAGGGTTATTAAATTTAGTTGTTGTCTTTAATTGCAACATGCTGTATAATAGATGTTATGATGATTAGGAAAGGAAACGAAATGATTGTAAAGACTGGTGACGTGATTCGCTCTTATGACTTTAAACCTATGGTTGGTCGTGAAGATTGTTTCGTTGAAGGTATCGTTGAACGTGAAACCAATGAACATGGTTACGATGCTTACAAAATTACCGTGACCAAAGATTCTTGGTCTGATGCGACTGACAAAGGTCGTGTTGGTAAAATTGTTTATGTTCCAAAGCATGTTTCGTTTAGCGAATTTGCTGGTCGTGTTATCAATTTGTCTCGTCTGTAATTGAAAGGATATATTATGTTTTATAAATCAAAGTCTGAACTCCGTGCTGAAACCGAAAAACAACTCAAAGCATTCTTGCGCAAGGGTGGTTCAATTGAAGTGATCAAACCACGCAAAGCACCGAAACAGAGAATGTCTGGTAAAGTTACACGATCTGCTTCCACTGGCACTTCTGGTTTTGCAACTGGTTACCCACGCAAGTCTGGTATTTAATTGTTGCCTTGCAAGATTATTTGTAGTATAATTGTTCTATTGACTGGAGAAATTTGATATGAAAATTGTGATCTCGACTCAGGTGTATGAAAACTATGGTGCTCATGATTGGGATGGTACAGGTGAATGTCCTCAGTATTGGAAAGCCAAAGGTGGTTCCGAGTACATCATCGAGAATGTCGAGTCTCATATCAAAATGAATGAGATGTTTGGTAAGAAATGCGAGATGGTTGTTGACTCCATCCGTGACAAGATCGAGTGCAACAACGAAGGATACCAAGAAACAATTCTTGGCTGGTCAATCGAAGAAGATGACTACATGTCTTGGTTCGAGAAGTCTCAGTTGGACTACGAGGGTTCAATCAATTGTCCCGAGCCACGTCTTACGATTGATGGTGATTTGATTCCACGTCAAAGGATGGTAGCGTGATTTTAGCAAGAGAAATTACTCAGTGGGATGCAGGTACAGCATGCAATCATACCTACATCATGTCTGAATCAATGGACAAAATCTTTGGTTACTTCAAGAAGAATGATCCCAAAGACTTCATGATGTTCAAGAATCCTATTCGATTCGATACTCGCTATCGTAAATTCAAAGTTATCAAACGCAATATGTACTTCAAAGGACAAGAGCCAACACATCAGATCTGGCAAGTCAAGGGTACAAAAGACCATGTGTATACCGTAGAGAAGTCAGAGCATGGAATGTATTGTAGTTGTATCGGTTTTAAATATCATGGTAAGTGTAAACATATTGATGGAGTATTGAATGAATCTAAATGAATTTTTTAATGGTCTTGCAGCGAATGCCTCACGCAATTTCAAGATCGAGCAACTAGAAGCCAACAGCGATAACGAAATGTTGCGTGAGGTAGTTCGCCTTGCATTAGATCCTTTCACTCAATTCTACATCCGTAAAATTCCAAAGTACGAATTTGTTGGTGAAGATTCTGAACATCAGACTTCACTGGAAATGGCTATTCAGAATTTGTATTATCTTTCCAGTCGTGAAGTTACTGGCAATGCAGCAATTGCTCATCTCACTGCCATCCTTTCTGGTCTTGACTCAGATGATGCTAAAGTTATTGAAAGAATTATCGCAAAGGATCTTAAATGTGGAGTACAAGCAAGTACAGCAAACAGCGTGTGGAGTGGCTTGGTGCCAGAATATCCAGTAATGTTGTGCAGTCCGTTCGAGCAAAAACTCGTGGACAAAATCAAATTCCCAGCAGCAGTCCAACTAAAGATGGACGGGATGCGCTTCAACGCTATCGTCAAAGATGGTAAAGTAGAATTCCGTAGTCGCAATGGTAAAGAGATTCAGTTGCTTGGTAATCTTGAAGAAGAATTCTCTGCATTGGCTAATGGTATTGATTGTGTGTTCGATGGTGAGTTACTTGTCAAAGAGAATGGCAAGATTATGGATCGTCAAACAGGTAATGGTATCCTCAACAAAGCAAACAAGGGTACAATCAGTCCTGCTGATGCATCAAAAGTCCACGCAACAGTTTGGGATTTGATTCCACTAATCTTATTCCAAGATGGTTATTGTGCAACTCCATATTCTACTCGATTCAGTTCTTTACAAGCAATGGATCTTCCAGAAAAGATTTCGTTGGTTGAACACACAGTTGTTTGTGACTATGATGCAGCAGTGGATATTTTCCAAGAGTATCTTGCACAAGGACAAGAAGGTATTATCCTGAAAGATTTATCAGGTGAATGGGAAGACAAACGCAGTAAGACTCAGATCAAATTCAAAGGTGAGTTGGAATGCGATCTTAAGATTGTTGCAGTTGAAGAGGGATCTGGCAAAGCAGTTGGAATGCTCGGTGCAATTGTTTGCGAATCTTCTGATGGTATTGTAAAGGTGAATGTTGGATCTGGTTTTACAGATGAACAACGTAAGCAATATTGGAAAGAAAATATAGTTGACAAAATCGTGGCAGTGAAGTATAATGCTAGAATCAAAAACAAAAATGGTGAGGAAAGTTTATTCCTACCAGTCTTTATCGAACTCCGTGATGATAAGGATGTAGCAGATACAGCGAAAGTGATTAAATGATATTAGATACCTTTATTAAACCTAAGCGATTTTTTAACATTAACGATAAGCGAGATGTTGCAGTCGCCAAAAAGTTTTTTAAAGAACATGCTTGGGGTGAAGATGGTTGTCCATTCTTATTGGAATTCCCATATGTGACTATTCCAGATATGATTAAGGATAAAATGATCCACAAGTTTTTAGGATTGAAGTACGATAGAAAACATCATTGGGGTTAATATGGAACATACAGATCATCAGTTTGCAGAAATACGATTAAGTCGAGCATTTGCAGTTGAGTTTGAAAAGTTTTGGCGAGAGAATCCACAAGTGATTCCTCCAGAAGTATTGAAAGCGTATATGCTTTTGAAACAAGAATATGAGTGGCAGATTAATAGGAATTTATCATGACAAGTGAAGAGATGCAAACATACTTTCCAACAGTATATCCAAAGATGTTTGTTGGTGCTTATGGTGGTCTTGCTTGCGGTGCTGGTTGGTTTAATATTCTGAACATGCTTTGTCAGAATATTCAATCACACATTGATTGGAAGAACAGTCAAAGACAACGTGTAGTTGATAAATTCAATGCACGTGAGCAAGGTCTTGATGCTCTTATTAAATTCTATCAAGGTAGAGCAGCAGAGCCAAGTGATTGGGATATTGAAAACGCTGAAGAAACTATGAGGAATGGAGTAGAAATTCCACCTGAAGTGACACAAGTTACCATTGCTCAAATCAAAGAGAAGTTTGGAACACTAAGGTTTTATTATGATGGTGGAGACGACTACATAAGTGGTATGGTCGCACTGGCTGAATCAATGAGTGGACTTACATGCGAAGAATGTGGTTCAATCGGAGAGCGACGTGATGGTGGATGGATTCGTACTTTGTGTGATGAACACGAAGCAGAACATCAAGAAAGAATTAAAGCAAGGAATCAAAATGACTGATAAAGTATG